TATGAGAAGTACAACTTCAAAGCCTATAGGCCACTGATATGGATCCTGGCAAAGATGAAGGTGGTGCCCTATACATTTTACACTAAATACTGCAAGTAATGCCAATACCTAAACCAAGACCAGCAGAATCAGAGAATGAATTCATAACTAGATGCATGGCTGATGAGAAGATGACAGAGGAATATCCATCTACTCAACGCTATCCAGTATGCAAGTCATCATGGCAAAGAGCAAAGCAAGAATTCCAAGATAGCTACAATGACTATCCTGATGCTGTAGTAAATAACGCTAGAAGAGGGATAGAACTGAATGAAAAGCAAGGCAATAGATGTGCAACACAAGTAGGCAAAGTCAGAGCACAGCAGCTCAGCAATAGAGAAAAGCTATCCATTGATACAATCAAAAGAATGATAAGCTATCTGTCAAGAGCTGAGACTTACTATGAAAATGGTACACCTGAAGATTGCGGATACATCTCATATCTTCTATGGGGTGGCAAGGCAGCAAAAACATGGGCAGAATCTAAAATTAATGAACTGAAATAATGGCATACTCAGATGAATTCATAAAACACCTTGAGGAACTAGCACATATCTATATCGAAGAGTGCATGTCCCATAAGAAAGAAATGATATCCAATAAAGGAGAGATTGTCCTGGTACTAGATAGGCATATACCTACTATAGATTACTTCCTTAGAATATGGATTCCTATTGTGAGGAAAGAAAAGAGTATTGTAAGAGAGACTTATTACACTTGGTTGAATTCTGATGACAAACTCAAATCTGACACTATTAAAAAAATAGATGAGCTTTTTAAAGGCTTAGCTGTTGATATTGTGGGCAATGAAGGCAAGGGAATATTCTATGCAAAGAACAGATTAGGCATGCATGATCGTCAGCAAGTTGAAACTAGGAATGTTGACAATTTTGACTTTGATGAATGAGTACAATCAAAGGCTACAAGCCTCATCCTAATCAGAGGCAGATCCACAATGCTATCAATCAAGGCAGCGAGAAATACTATGCTCTGAATATTGGTAGGCAATTTGGCAAGACCTTACTAGGGATCAATCAGCTTCTGTACTGGGCCATCAATCATCCAGGCTCACAGATTGCTTGGGTGACACCAGTATACAAGCAAGGTAAGAAAGTATTCGCAGAGCTTGAGAGAGCAGTAAAAAACAGCGGACTATTTGAATTCAACAAATCAGATCTCAAGGTGACTGGGTTTGGATCATCAATAGAATTCTTTAGTGGTGAACGGCCCGACAATATCAGAGGGAATACATTCCACTTCATGGTAGTGGATGAGATGGCATTCACAAGACCTGAGCTGTGGAATGAGGTCCTATCAGCAACTGTCATGGTCAAGGGCAAGAAGGTGATTTTCATCTCAACACCAAAGGGCAAGAATCATTTTCATGCCTTGTGTATGCAGCCTAACTATGATGACAGATACAAGTACATCCACTTCACATCCTATGACAATCCAATGATTGCTCCACAAGAGCTGGAGGAGAGAAAGCGGTCATTGCCTGATCATATATTTCGCCAGGAATACATGGCTGAATTCATTGACAATGCAAGCGGACTATTCAAGAATGTGAGGCAGTCAGCTGGCACATGGGAGAGAGGTGGCAAGTGCTATGCTGGACTTGACATAGGTAGGGCAGATGACTACACTGTGCTGACAATACTGAATGAGAGAGGGCAGATGGTCTATGTGGGTAGGTGGCGCCATGATGAGTGGTCCAAGATCATTGACAAGGTAGCAGACATCATCAAGCAATATCAAGCAGTCACATTGATAGAGGTCAACAATCAAGGGGACATCTTCTATGAGATGCTGTCATCAAGACTGCGCAATCTAGTCAATCCCTTCACTACTACCAGTAAGAATAAGCCTATCATCATTGAGGATCTAGCACTGGCCTTTGAGCAGTCAGAGATCAAGATAATAGAGGAGCAATGGCTGATAGATGAGCTTGAGAATTTTACTTATATTTACAATCCGAATACCAGGTCAGTACAATATTCAGCTCCAAGTGGACTGCATGATGATGGGGTAATCTCACTAGCACTGGCATGGCATAGTAAAAAGAACTACAGTAAGAGAGGGCAATACAAAATATTAAGAGCATGAAAACCATTGATGTAAACTATCCACAGACAATCCAAGAATGTAGACCTGATCAGCTGACTAAGTGGTTAATGCTGGCACCATTCATCCAGCAGACAGATAAATCACTTATCAACATGCTTGACTTTCAGTCACAGCTTGTCAGCATATTCACTGGACTGCCAATCAACAAGGTCAGAAAGATTCACATTGATGACATCATGAATGCCAGCAGTGTACTTCTGAATATGCTATCACAATACAGCACAAAGGAGCCATCTGAATTCATTGAGATTGAAGGCAAGAGATACAGATTTGAAAAGGACTTTAGTGCCATAGAGACTGGTCAGATCATTGACATGAAGCTCATTGAGGATGTCAGCTCAACACCATGTGAGGCATTGGCTATCTGCTACATTGAGGAGGGCATGGAATACTGCCAAGAGGATGAGAGGGGTAAGGTCATCAATCCCAATAAGAAGAGGGAAGAGATATTTAAGAGGGCCTTCCCTGGTGATGAATTTCTGAACTTCTTCGCTTTTTTTTTGCGAGAATCAGAGACGCGGAGTCTCGCTATCTTGGGAATACAGACAGCGAGGCTGATGAATCAGAATCAGACAATGCATCAGAAACTCTTAGAGACAGCGAATGGTTTACGTGGACAAGAATCCTCCTCAAGCTGGCGCAAGAGCTTGGCAAAGATGTGGACACTATCACGCGTCAGCCATATATAAAGACATTATTTTGGCTGAACTTCTTTAAGCTGAAAGCGGAACAAGATTACATATTACAAAGACATGGCTGATCTAGACTTTTTAGGGGAATTCGGACTATCACAAAGTGATATAGCTCAGCCTAGCAATGTCTATCAAGCCTTCATACTTGAGCTAAGTAATAAGCTAACAGATAACTTTAGAGATTACATTTTCAACAATGTTAACAATACTGGAGGACTAGCAGCTGCAACTATAGCTTTTGTAAGTGGTCCTTTGACAATCACTGTTGAATCAGACGAATACTACAAGTTTCAAGATGAGGGTGTCAATCCAGTAGGGCAGAATAAATTCCAAACACCTTACAGCTTTAAATATCCTAATGTTTCAAAGAATCATGCTAAGGCAATACAGCAATGGAAAGGATATGATCTGAGCCATGCATATGCATCAGCATCAGCTACAAAGAACAAGTATGGTATCAAGCCTCGCAATATCACATCCAATGTCATGAGCAATGAGGTCCTTGATAGGATAGCAAATGATCTAGCTGCTGTCACTGGGTTGATGTTTGAAATATCATTCACAAAAAATACAAGAACATGGCAATAACTATAGTAAAGGAGCCTGAAAGCTACTGGCCAATCTGCAATGATGTAATATGGACATTTGAATCCGATGAAACAAGTCAACAAAATTTCAGCTTTATAGTTGAGGTATATGTAAATGCCATTCTTCTTTCAACTCATGAGGTATTCCCTGAGTCAGGAGCTATGGGTAAGTTTAATATTACTGCAATAGGAAGATCAGTGTTATTAACAAACTTTCCTCAACAAAGTACATTATCAGATGAATTATTAGTGGGCAATACTTGGAGTTTACTTATATATGAAAAATACGGTGCTCCTCCAGTAATAGATATTGGATCCTCAGAGGCAACCAGCGGTATTAGATTTTTAAATGGATCATTCAGATTTTTAGAATTATATCCTAATATTTTTGATCCACTTGAATATAACATAGAGAGCACAAGAGGTCAGTATTTCTTAACTGACTTTCCTAGAAACAAAAAAGAATATGTTCAATATCAAGAAACTAAATTCTTGAGCATTATCAATAGTGATGGTGACAATTGCACAGCTGAAATAAAACTGTATAATATATCAAACACATTAATTACAACAGCAACTTATGCCGTAAATGGTAAGCAGGTTCCAATGCTTTCTGTTGGGCCAAGTAGGTTAGTGGCATCTACATCATTAAATATTGGTGACTTTACAAACTGTTATTATTATACTGTTAGATTATATCAAACAGCAACACCAACTAAGACATCTGAATCCTACAAATTATATTATGATCAGAGCTGCTATACTTATGAGAGCAGAAGATTGACATGGCTTAACAAGTTTGGTGCATGGGATTCATTTACATTTAATTTATTATCTGAGGATAGCACAGATATAAAGTCAAATCAATATGAAAGATTGACTGGAAGATATACTCTGACTGGCTTTGAATTCAATCCATCTGATGGCAATCAAATGACCATGAGTAAAAGTATGAAAGACAAGTTGATTCTTAATAGTGATTGGATTCATCAAGATGTGCAGCAATGGCTTGTGAGAGAGTTATATGAATCACCAAGGGTTTATATTGATTTTCTTGGGATAATTTATTTAGAGCCAGTAAATGTTACCAATGCTAACTATCTACTCAAGCAGAGACGCAAAGCTGGACTCATTCAGGAGCAAGTACAGATAGATAGAACATATTCCAAAAAATCTCAACTAGGATAGATGGAGCTGTACATAAATAATTATAAGATAGATATCAATGAAAGATTACCTTTCCCATTGACTTATAATATTTCAGATATTAAGGATTTAAAAGCTAGAAAAGGAAACAATTCTAAAACTATTTCATTACCAGGCACTAAAAATAATCTTTTTCTTTTTTACAATGCTTTTAGCTTAACAGTCACAAGGAACATATCAGGAACAATAAATTCTTTTGATTTTGATCCTACAATAAAAGCTACAGCTAGATATTATGAACAAGGTTTACTTCAATTTAATGGGTATTGTCAGCTATCAGATTGTGAATTTACTGATGGAGAATGGAGAATAAACATTTTATTATTTAGCGATCAGATAGATTATATATCAAGGCTAGCAAAAATAAATATCAATGAGCTTGATTTCTCAGAATACAATCATGACTGTTTAAAATCAAATCAAGAAGATAGCTGGTCAGGAACTATCCAGGTGAATGGTGTACCAACAAGCAACAAGACTGGAGCCAATTGGGATGGACTAGGGTATTACTATGGACTGATTGATTATGGATTTAATAGACCATCACCTTCTGCATTTGCTGTACAGCATATTGCTCCTCAAGTATTTTGTTATGATATCTTAAAAAAAATATTTGATTATTGCGGCATTACATGGTCATCAGCTTTTCTTGAGAGTCAGACATTCAAGAGATTATTGATTGCCTATCCAGGTGGTGATTTTCCAAACATTACACAATCAGAGGCTGATACATTGTCATCAACAAATGATGAATTAAATAAAGCATCAGGATTTATAGCTAGTTTAAACATTACAAATCAGCCTTTTCAAAGTATAGGTGGAGGATTATATGAGGCTGTTTACGATCCTTTAAGTACATATCAAAGTGTATCAGTTAATACTATTAGTGATCCATCGGGGCAAACTACTTCTGAAGATCCAGTAAAATTTGAAGCAGCAACATCAGGATTGTATACTATACAGTATTCAGGGGATCATGAGGTAACTATTGATTTTACTTCTGTTGGGGCCACTTTACAATCTGCTTTTTTAAATATATCTTTAAGGTTAAGAATTATAAAAAATGGATTTATATTAGATGAGGATCAAATTTATAATCTTGATTATAATGCCATAACTTCAGATAATATACAAACCATATCTTTTAATTATACAAGACAATTAAACTTATCTATAAATGATGAGATTACACTTGAATATAGAATTTTTAGTAGCTTATCAAGTAGCAACAGTGTTGTATTAAATGCTATACCTTCATATTTTAACACAGAATTTAAGATTGAAAACTTAGATGCTGAGATTAATTTCCTTAAAAATCCTCAATCATTTGGTCCTGGCTTATCAATTAATTTAAGTGACTTTTTACCTAAAATGGATGGAGCTACATTTTTAAAGGGATTTGTAACTGCTTTTAATTTGTATGTAAAGTCATCAGTTGATGATCCAACAATTCTTGAAATAGAGCCATTAACTGAATTTTATGATGATGCATCCACTGCTTTAAATTGGACACAGAAATTAGATCTTTCAAAAAGCATCAAAGTTACACCAACAATAAATTTTGCCAGTAAAGAATATCTATTCTCATTTGAAAAAGATGCAGACTACTATAATCAAAATTACCTTCAAGATGTTGGAGATCAATATGGCTCTTTTTTAGTAGATTCACAGAATCAATTTAGCAAGGATACTACTGAGTTTAAATTGCCATTTGCACAGAAGCTGCTTGTTAATATTCCACTAGATGATACCACCTTCACCAATATCATTGTACCTAGAACATTTCAAATAAAAACAGATACTGATGGTGTATCATCTGTAGCTCTACAAAATGGCAAGCCATTCCTTGTGCAGCTTGGACCAATGACTACAGCCACATGGGAATATATTGATGAGGATGGTATTGCCACTACTGAGGGATCATATCCCTATGTTGGCCATCTCAATAGCTTGACATCACCTACCTTTGATTTTAATTTTGGTGTGCCTGACTATGTTTATTATCAAGATGCGACATATACAACAAAGAATTTATTCTTCTATCATGAGGAATTTATAAAAGAAATAGTATCAAGATATGGAAAGCAAATTAATTGCTCAATAAATATCACACCTGATATGGTGAATCAGCTTGATTTTAAGAAGCTAATCAACATTGATGGTATAGTTTACAGATTGCAAAAGGTAGAAAACTGGGATAGTGGAAAGGATCAGACTACAAATGTGGAACTGATTCGCATAATAAAGGGAGAAGGATTGGTAGGTTTTGAAATTGAATTACCATTCAATCCTTTTATTAGGACAGATTTCAGAGAGACAGAAGGTAAGTTTACAGCTGGAGCTCAGACAAGAATAACGGAAGATAATATAATTAGAACAATAGAATAAATATGGCACTTTGGGAAGAGATACTGACAGCGAGTCAGGGAACATTGATAGTGAATGACACTACAGAAAAAACAATAGTTTATGATGCAATCTTTGTCCTTGAGGACACTATCTTTGCAAGCATCAAGGTAGGTGGTGTTGACATCAAGGCTCAGTTAATAACTACACCAGGCACAGCGGTAAAAGCTGGAGCAATGATCAGATGTACTGGAGCTCGAAAGTTTTCAGCTATTGATTTGACATCAGGATCTGTAGCTTTAATCTTGTAAGATGTACGGATACGGATTCACAATGATGTTCAATAGTGCAACTGCTGCCATTAAGGCTGTGGCTGATGCGCTGTTCAATAGACTATCTGAAGATGGTATCAATAGAATGACAGAAGATAATCAACAAAGAATAATAGAATAAACACATGGGAGCAAAGATATCAGGCTTAACGGCCAAAGGGGCAACACTAGCAGACACTGATTTAGTAGAGGTGTCTCAATCAGCTGGAGGTGGTTTATACACATCTCGCAGTGTAACTGGTGCTAATATTAAGGCATTGGTAACTGATGCCAATATGACTACTTCAGACATCACTACAAATGATGTAAGTACAGCGAAGCATGGATTTGCACCAAAGGCACCAAATGATACTACAAAGTTTTTAAGAGGTGATGGAACGTGGGCGGTACCAGCAAGCGGTTCAACTACAATTCCACAAACTGATATCCTTTATGTTGATGCAATTTTAGGAGCAAATGATACTTCTGCTGGAAGAGGGAATATTGATAAACCTTATGCCACAGTAGAATATCTTTTAGCAAACAACACTAATACTGGAACAGTAACTGGAAATACTACTTCTGGAAGTGCAACTATTAGTTCTGTGAGTGATACCACAAATATTAAAGTAGGTCAATATATCACTGGTACAAATATTCCTTATAATTCAGTAGTTGTTTCAAAGACTGTAAATACAATTGTTATAAGCAAAACAGCAACTGGAACTGGTTCAACAATTACTTTAACTTATTGGACAATTAAAACAATAAAATTAGTTACAAGTACTACTGCCACATCGAATTGGTTTAAGCCTGGTTTTTGGTTTGATTGTGGAGATAATAACATTAGCTGGGGAAATTTTGTTTTATTCAGCAGTACATCAGCAAATTTAATTCCTGAATATATTGTTGGAGGGAATTGGCACGGAAACAATGCAAGCTCACAATTCTTTGCAGTAACAGTTGGTAGTGCAGTTGATTTGTTTGTTGATATAATTTCTTTATATAGTATTGGAACTGGTGCACAAGTTAATATAGACCAGTTTACTGGACGCAGAAATATAACATTTAATTGTCAATCATTTGACGCTAGATTTGGAACTATAGGAGCATTCAATGGAACTGGATTGACTAATTTATCAGGTAACTTTTATGGATTACTTGGAGGTATTGACTTTCCTGGTTCAGCAGTAGTTAATGGATATATTGAAACTCCAGCATCTGTAAATGCATTTATTGGAAGAGCAGGATATTATACAGTAAATGGAACAATTTTAGGTTCAGTTTCATCTTCTGGTGGTCAATGTAGGTCTTTTAATTTAAATGGAAGTATAAAAGGAACAACGGTTTCTTTAGGTAATGCAAATCAGTATTATCTAGGTTCAAATATAAATGGAGACATTGAATGTACAACTTTAACTGTAGCTTCTAACAATCAAGAAACTATTATAAATGGTAGAGTAAGTGGTAATGTGACATTAAATGCTGGTATATTAAAAATAGCTTCTTTTTATGGTGGAACATTAAGCATAAGTGGAGCAACATCAAAGGCGTATATAACTTCAAATGTATATTATTCATTTACACAATGGTATGGCAATATTTCTCTAACATCAGGAGGTACTTTGCATTGGTATGGTAGTGCAGACTTTGGTGCTGCTACTGCGGCATATATCTTCCCTACTTTAAGTATTGCCTCAGGATGTGTTCTTCACCTATATGGTAAGTTAATGGCTGAGATTACATCTTTAGCTGGGACATTAAATGTTTATTCATCAGGTTATCTTTGGAGCATTAAAAAGACTCCAGCTATAACTGGCTCACTTAATAATTATGGTGGGGTTATTGAACTTACAAGAAATGGTTATCTTAATACAACTGAATCTGCAACAACGACACCTACTATTGACATAAGCACTGGTACTTATTTGCAAGATGGTGGAACATTATTCTGTTCAAATGCCGATTCAAAATCAGGGCTTATCAGAAAAACAGCATCAGGCGGTAAAGTTGTTTTAAAAGGTCAGCCATATCTTAAAGCAGCAAATGGATTAGCTCCATTGCAAATATTATCAAACACTGGAACTGCACAAGATATCTTAGATTTC